AAATTGGGATTTATCTCAAGTTAATTTGGCTTTACTATGACTCTGAAAAGCCATTGCCAAACAGTTTATTTGAACTTGGAATGAAGACAGGAACTAGAGACAATCAAGAGGTTCTTGAAGGTTTGTTGGGAATGTTTTTTGTTCTTGATGAGCAAAATAAATGTTGGCATCACACTAGATGTGACAAAGAACTTGAACACTACAAACAGCAGTTAACTACTGCCTCTAAGGCTGGAAAAGCATCAGCACTTAAACGAGCGATGAGCAAGAGTCCAACGAGCGTTGAACAGGCGTTAGACGATCGTTCAACAGGGGTTCAACCAACCAATAACCAAGAACCAATAACCAACAACCATAAACCAAAGAGAGAGAACGCAACTAGCGTTGCTTGCCCACCAGATGTTTCTCAACAAATTTGGAATGATTGGGTAGCCTTGCGTAAAAGCAAAAAAGCACCGATTACCCAAACTGTTTTGAATGGTGCTATTGCTGAAGCAAAGATACTTGGTTGGCCTTTAGAGAAGTTTTTGGCTGAATGGTGCAGCCGAGGTAGCCAAGGTTTAAAAGCAGAGTGGATTGTTAAGCCAAACCCTGCTGACAAAGTGAGGCTCACAGTTGCGCCATCAAATGAGCCTGACCCTGCTTTGCTAAAAATAGCAGAGGATGCGAAAAAAGCCGCACCCATTCCGCTGGAAACATTGGCGAAGATGGCTCAAATAAGGGGTAGAGCATGAAAGTAGAAATTGGAAATGCTACGCTTTATCTTGGTGACTGTTTGGAAGTTTTTCCATTGATTGACAAAGTTGATGCCGTCATTACAGACCCTCCATATGGCATTGGACAAGATGGTGGAGCACAGAGAACTAGAGGAAGTAAAAGAACAAATGGCGAAAAAATGGGTTGGGATAATCAAAGACCAAGCAAAGAAATATTTGATGCAATTCAGTCAGCAGGAAATGTACAAATAATTTGGGGTGGAAATTATTTTGCTGATTACTTGCCAGCTTCAATGGGTTGGCTTTATTGGGAAAAGCGAATGGGCGGAGATTTTGCTGATGGAGAGTTGGCCTGGACAAGTCAGCATAAAGCATTGCGTCAATTTAGCCACTTTAAGAAAAATAAAGGTGATGAGCATCCTACTCAAAAACCACTTGAACTAATGCTTTGGTGTATTGACCAATGTAAAAATAAGCCTCAATCAATTCTTGATCCATTTATGGGTAGCGGTACTACTGGTGTCGCTGCAATACAAATGGGAAGAAAATTTATTGGCATTGAGCGAGAACAAAAATACTTTGACATAGCCTGTAAACGCATTGAGCAAGCTGTTGCAACGCCTCAATTGTTTGAGCATGAGCAACCCAAACAAACTCAAGAGGCTATGTTTTGAATTACTTTGAAGCCATGAGACTGCTAGACAGAGTTAAGGAGGGTGTTCCGACACCTTTACGCCTCATAACTGAAGCGTTAATCCTAACTGGCGACTTAGATGAGTAGGGTATACACCTATGGCATACAGTAGAAAGAACATCTCTAATGCAGGAGACAGAGTTATTTTGGAGAAAGCCGAAGCAAGGGAAATATACCGAAGTTGGCAATCTCTGAAAGACAATGATTTTGTTCGTGCCAGGCTTGAGCGTTGCGAAAAGGTCTATGGATCAGGCGCAAGAGATCGGGTCAGGTTTTATATGCGTCAAATGAAAGATGGACAAATTGAATGAACTATTTATCGGTTTGTAGTGGGATAGAGGCAGCAACTGTTGCTTGGCATCCTTTAGGTTGGAATCCTGTTGGCTTCTCAGAGATTGAATCTTTTCCGAGCCAAGTTTTAAAACATCATTACCCAACAGTCCCCAATTTAGGCGACATGACAAAATTTAAGGAGTGGGAAATTGAATCAAATATCGATGTTTTCGTTGGAGGAACACCATGCCAGTCTTTCTCAGTCGCAGGACTCAGAAAAGGATTGGATGACCCTCGTGGTAACCTCATGCTTACCTATCTTGCCATTGCTAAACAACATCGCCCCCGTTGGTTGGTCTGGGAGAATGTCCCCGGCGTTTTGTCCTCCGCTGATGGACGGGACTTTGGTAGCTTCCTCGGAGGGCTGGCAGTCTGCGGGTATGGGTTCGCATACAGGGTGCTTGACGCTCAATACTTCGGAGTGGCCCAAAGACGCAGACGTGTGTTTGTTGTCGGATACCTTGGAGACTGGAGACCTGCCGCAGCGGTTCTTTTTGAGCGCGACAGCTTGCAAGGGAATCCTGCGCCGAGCAGAGAAAAGAGGCAAGCAGTTGCCCAAAGCATTAGATCAAGCTCTGACGGCAGTAGCTGGCCAGCCGACATAAGTAGCACATTGAATGCTTCATTTGGAACAAAACAAGGGTTAGAGAATCAGCATATTAATGCTAATTGCCCAATGTTTGTGCCATCACCAACTTATGGTGGATCAGACGCAAACGTATCAGATACAGTTACAAGTAAATGGGCAAAAGGAAGTGGCGGTCCATCAGGTAGTGAATGTGGTTTATTTGTAGCGCAACCAATTGTTATTGATAGGGCTGCATTCAATCAAGGAGAAAACGCTCAGTATAAATTTAGAGCAGAGGCAAGCGAAACAATGGACTGCTTAGTAGCAAAAGGTCCTCATGCCGTATTGCAACCAATCCCAATTCACGATCAAGCAACCCGTCATGCCGGTAAGAATGGGGATAAAACTATGGGCAAAGGTAATGGTCTTGGCATAGGCCGACCTGGTGATCCAATGAACACATTGACCAAAGGTGACCACCATGCTGTGGCTTACAACATTGCCCCAGGCAAGGGCAAGTTAAAAGATGACATCCATGTCACAGATGCTCACATTGCTAAAACAATAGATGCGTCAGGTAGTAACCCTGCCATGCATCAGGGCGGTGCAGCTATTGTTCAACCTGTAGGCGTTGATATTTTTAATGCCGCATTTACTGGCGAAGTATCTGTGCCATTAACTCGTCGTTCAGATGGAACAGGTACAGGGCCAACTGTGATGACCCCGACTGTCTGGGGTGCTGATTTATCACAAAAAGCAGAAGGTATTGGCTACAAGCCGGAACAAGCACCATGCCTATCGGTTGGGACACATCCAGGTCATGGCGCTCATGTTCACGCAATTTCTATGGCTGTAAGGAGACTCACGCCAGTTGAATGCGAGAGACTTCAAGGTTTTCCTGATAACTACACCGACATCAAGTTAAAGAACAAACCAACCCCTGATGGCCCTCGATACAAAGCATTAGGCAATAGTATGGCAGTCCCTGTCATGACATGGATAGGTCAAAGAATACAGAAAGTTGAGGACATAATCAAATGACATTCATGGTAACTTTTAAAGTAGATGCTAATCCTGTTGGCAAACAAAGGGCAAGGTATGTCAAAAGGGGCAATTTTGTCAGCACCTACACCCCTGAAAAGACAAGAACCTATGAAGCCTTAATCAAGGATGCTGCAATTGACGCAATGGGTAGCTCAGAGCCACTAGAAACCCCTGTGAGCCTTTATTTGTACATCAGAGTACCAATCCCTAAGTCATGCACTAAAAAGCGTCTAGAAGCCATTTCTGATGGATCAGAGAAGCCAACAAAGAAGCCTGATGCAAGTAATATCCTAAAAAGCGTAGAAGATGGCATGAATGGGGTTGTTTACCATGACGACTCGCAGATCATAAACATCCACGTTACCAAGGTTTATTCAACTCTGCCAGGTGTTGATATTTGCGTAAAAGAATGCCTAGATTAGGGTAAGTCCCTATGGTATTACACAAACAATTAGGTAAGATTTAATTTTCAAACAGGAGTTAATGATGAACACATGGGAATTTGACACAACAATCGGTCAGGGTAGCGAAGTAGTGACAGTAGTCTATGAATACGAAATAGACGAGGACAAATCCACCTATAACGAGTCTGTGAAGGAAGTTTGGTACGAAGGGCGTGATATTGTTGGATGTATGTCAGAAGAGGCTTATAAAGAATTAGACATTGAGGCAGCCATGCGGTTTCAGAATCATAAACTGAACTATAAGCAGGAGGATGTATGACCATAGAAGGCATTATCCGCATGGCAAAACAGGCAGGGTTTGCTGATGAAGAAATTGATACTTGTCAACAGATATTGATACATTTTGCCAAACTGGTAGCAGAGCATGAGCGTGAGGCTTGTGCAAAGTTATGCGATGAACTCGATCAGAAATTATGGGAAGATATGGGCGAGGCTATGAGTGGTTATGGCGAAGCAATTAGGGAAAGAACATGAGCGATAACCCACACAAGGCGGTGCAATTCCTGATTGACACTGCACCCCTTTACAGTAAGGCCAAGGCCACTAGGATGTACTTAGAAGAATTCAGGAAAAGCCGCAAAGCCCAGCTCATGAGCCAAGCGGGAACTGAGGTTTTAGGAAAGCAGGAAACCTATGCCTATGCTCACCCTGATTACATTCAGATATTGGAAGGCATAAGGGAAGCAGTCGAATTGGAAGAGCGTTATCGTTGGTTAATGACCGCAGCGCAAACACGCATTGAGGTGTACAGAACCGAGCAGTACTCAGCCCGAATGGAAATAAAAGCAACCCAATGAACAACAAGCTGAACGCAAAAGAGAGATTGCACCTAGCAAGGGTTAAAAGTCTCCCGTGTTCAGTATGCGAGGCATCAGGGCCATCAGAAGCCCATCACTTCAAACAGGGTCTCCAGTACACCTGTATAGCCCTATGTGTAGACTGCCACCGGAATCCTGTACTTGGATGGCATGGGCAAAAGAGGGCATGGTCGATAAGGAAGATGGATCAGATAGAGGCACTCAACGAGACTATCAGGAATCTCATCGAGCATAGCCCCTCTAAATCACCATTCTAGAATACAAAAGGTTTACTTTACCAATACGTCAAAGTAAGCAAGCAGCCCAACGCACAGGGCAAGACCAATGACAGTAGCAGTAGCCAGGTCATGGAAGAGATCAGATTTAAAGAAGTTCATTGTTTACACCATTAGAGTCACTAGTTCCGCTAGTCCGGTAAAAGAATATTAATTCATTGACAGACAAAAAAAAATAGGGATAAACCCTAATAAAGTACAATTAATTTAATTTAATTACTGGAGAGGTTAGAAGCATGGCTAGACCCCCAAAAGCAGATACAGTCCAGTTCCGAAGAAAACTAGACAACCCAAAGCTGCAAATACTTTTATCAGCAGGACAAGGCAACATCAGCCAAGGTTTCGAGAACTTGTTAGCCCTGTACCATCATCTCCACTCTATAGGCTATAGAACAGAAGACCCATTGGATACAATAGGGTTCGTAACTAACCTATCCGAGGATAAAGGATCAGCCCTTAACAGATGAACCAATAGGGAGTAACGTAAGGGATAGATAGAGGGAAGGAAAGGGAACTGAAATGGAATGGATGGGAATGGATAAGAGTTCAAGTAGTAGTGGAAAGCACCCTCCAACTCTTTTGCTCTTTCTCCACTTAACATAACAACTTAACATAACGCAAAACTTAGGGTAAACCCTAGGTGGATGGGCATACAGTATGGGGGGGGAGGGGGTAGCGTCTGTGTGTAGATATTTGTGTACCCACCATCCCTCAGAAAAAGCTAAAATGAACTAATCCATTCCAAGGAGGACAAAATGGAAAAAAGAGGAAGAGGAAGACCCAAGGGAAGCGTCAAGATGACCATACAGAGGTTTGCTGACAATCCACCCCTTGTACTACCTAAGACAGACCATCAACGTCTCAAGGAGCTTAAAGAGCTGATGATTAGGTCTGGAGGTAAGGATGTGGCTCAGAAGGTTATTGAGATAGCCCTTAATGATGAACATCCCCATCAATTAGTTGCTTTGAAGATGTGTCTTGATAGGACTCTTCCTGTTTCTTTGTTTGAAAAGGATAAGTCTCAGAGAAGTGCTGTGACCATCAATATCACTGGTTTAGGGCAAGAACCGACAATAATTGATGAACAACCTGAAGATGTAGAGGCTAAATATGGCTGATCTGAACTTCTCTCTACTTCCTTGGCAACAAGAAGTCTTCAAAGACCAAACGAGGTTCAAGGTTGTGGCTGCTGGGCGTAGGTGCGGTAAGTCTCGGATGGCGGCAGTTACCCTACTGATTGAAGGACTCAAGTGTCCACAAGGCTCTGCGGTTCTTTACGTGAGTCCCACTATGGGACAATCAAGACAGATTATCTGGGACTTACTGCTAGACCTTGGTAGAGAGGTTATTCAGAGCAGTCATGTGAACAACCTAGACATTACACTGATAAACGGGGCTAGGATATATGTTCGTGGTGCAGATCGTCCTGATACCCTTCGTGGAGTCTCATTGACCTATGCCGTTCTCGATGAGGTTGCAGACATTAAACCCGAAGCATGGGAACAGGTCATTCGTGCCAGTTTGTCTGATAAACGGGGCAGAGCACTCTTTATCGGCACTCCCAAGGGGAGAAACTGG